CATGCCAGGTTCTGCCCCCTCGACATGTTTAGCGTCCCTCTTGTTACACTCAGGGGATAATTGACCCAAGACTTTTAGAAACGGTAACGCAAGATCTTCTTGCGTCATGTTCAAGCCTTGGCCTGCATCAGCTTCAAAATTAACTGTAGCTACTGCATTCTCTTTTTTGTTTGTTACATTACTCATGTTTATTGTTTCCTTTTTATTGTTGTTTTATTTCCAATGAATACATTGAAAAGTTCCGTTGGCATTTCTTTACCTGCCTCGATACGCTCACGGACTAACGCTTTCAGAGTCATGGGCTCAACTTTCAGTTTTTGCTGAGGTTGAAACCCTTGACCCTTCGCAAGTTCGGCATAATCAGCCGCCTTGTTATCCTCGTTTCGACCGAACGATACGGATATCTCATTTTTGATTATATCGCCCAGGCCATTCTCACGAAGCCATTTAAACGCTTCCTCTTTTTTTGCTTGAGTTATTGTTGCGCTGTAATTAGTTTTAACTTCTACAGATGAACCATCTTGTAGTTTTAAAAATGATAGACCCATTTCAGATAACATTGTTGGAATAATCTCACCTGATAAATGCTCTATATCTTTTTTCTTTTGTTTGACTGCATCTTCTTGCACTTGCAGTTGTGCTTGTTGTGCTTGCAGTTCTTTTATTTTATCTGCAAGTTTATTAATATTGGTTGTTTTATCCAATACTTGTTCCTGATCTTTCTCAAAATCAATCGTCATTCTTTGCTCCTGTTCCGTACAAATCAATCTCTATAGGATAGTATCTTTTTTCTTGTCTATCCCACTTCAAGAGATTGTATCT